ATGTCCCAGAAAGATAAATTGATTGCTCGATTCCGCAAGAAGCCGCCCCCAACAGACTTTCACTGGAACGAAGTTGTTACGTTACTGGCCGGTTTTGGCTTCCAACTGCATGAACCAAAAGGTGGATCGTCCCACAAGTACTTTGTGGGTACAGTGGGCGGGGAGGAACGGACTATTGACGTCACCAAGCCACATCCCAATCTGGTGATGAAACACTTTCAGATGAAGAATCTCGCGAACGCCCTTGAGGCGTTGGGACTGCTATGACCCAATTGATGGATTACAAAGGCTACCAAGGATCTATAGAGGTTAGCCTCGAGGACGAGTGCCTGTTCGGCCAAATCCAGTTCATTGAAGACACCATCCTCTATGACGGAATGGACGTTGTCGCCTTGAAGCGCTCATTTGAGGACGCTGTCGACTCGTACATCGCCTTTTGTTCCGAACGAGGGAAGGCGGCAGAGAAGCCCTACAAGGGTTCGTTCAATGTTCGCATCGGACCTGACCTCCATCGTAAGCTTGCGCAAAAAGCTCGACGGCTGGGCTTGAATATGAATGAGTACCTCAGGCAAATCGTGCAAGCAGCAGTGGAGGAGCAATCCGCCGCCCCTAACGAGATCCTCGCTGTAGTTGGCGCTCAGGGTGCGACACTCACAGCCCACAAGTTTATGACGCACCGCAAAGTACTCGAATTCACGACGAAAACTCTCTGGTCATCTGATAACTCCCACGAGTCTGATACAGCCCAATGGCAAAAGCACTGAAATCCGCCGCATCTCCAAAGCGAAGGAAAACCGACAGGCCGGCTCCGATTTTGGCCAAAGTTGACTTCCCTGTGATGGAACTTCGCCGAGCGAAGGACGATGAAGGGTTCGTGAAGCCTTTCAAAAATTCCGACTTAAAGATTTCGATCCAGGCCCGTGCCTCAGCGGTGAAGGATGATGACGGAATTCTATATACACTCCTCCGAGTCACTGTCGGGCTCGACGCGTTCACGACGGGAGAGCCTGCCAGTTCGATCATGGTTGGCGAGTTTGAGGCAGAGGGCTTTTTTCAACATCCGGACGGGACTGCGCTCCACGACGTGCATGATTTTCACGCACAGAATCCCGATCTGCTGAATCAGCTGGCGGTCCGCGTCTTCGCATTCGTCGCCTTCGAAATCGATTCGGCAGTAGTCAAAGCGGGATTGCCGAAGCCGTACATGGAGCTGACGCCTCCTTCGATCGATACCGAGGTTTATTGACGGTAAATTCTTGGACGCGTGGAGCACCCTTTGACAACCTATCGACAATTCTGAAATCGAAAGCGCTTCCTACCGCATTGAAGGGTCAACCATGCACATTTGGCCCTTTGCCATCTATCTTCCGACACCACGTTTTTATACGGAAAGACCCTGAAAGATGCCGAACTGCTGCTCAAGAGGTTCGGCGTGACCCGGCCCGGCGTCCTGAGCAGGTACGACATGTGGCCGCGGTATCAAGGCATCTTCGTCCGTCGGACACCCGAGCATGACACCGGCGATGAGGCGGTGCCGGACATTGAAGCCATCATTGGCCGATGGGGCCTGATCTCGGGATCCACCCGGCCGGACGCGCTGGCTGGCGCGGAGAAGCTGTCGACCTTCAACGCGCGCGACGACCGCGTCGCCAACGCCTTCACCTTCCGCAACGCCTGGCGCCGGGCGCAGCACTGCATCATCCCAGCCGATGCCATCTTCGAACCGGATTGGCGATCCGGCAAAGCGGTTGCCACCAGGTTCACGCGGGAGGACGGTGCGCCGCTGGGCGTGGCCGGGCTGTGGGATCGTTTCCGAGACGCTGCCGGTCAATGGCACGAGAGCTTCACCATGCTCACCATCAACGCCGATCAGGATCCGCTTTTCCGCAACTACCACCAACCCGGCAAAGAAAGACGCATGGTGGTGATCCTTCCCGAGGGGCGTATGGCGACTGGCTGACCGCCAGCGCCGATCAAAGCCGCGGCTTCCTCGTGCCGTTCCCTTCCGACAAGCTGGTTGCCACACCGCTGACCCGACCCTGATTCTGTTGCCATATACTGTATATTAATACAGCAATATCGCAGCAGAATCATGCTTTGCTCCGTCGTCCGCACCCACTACCTCGGCCAGAAGCGCCGGGACAATGACCCCGCACCAGCCGTGACTGGCACGGTGCGTATGTACTCGATCACGCGTGAGGACCTTCGGCGCCAGGTGCGCATCATGACGATGGATGGCTTGGCCAAGTTTGGCGCGACGGCGAAAGGGCCGATACCCGACCTGCTCGAACCAGAGCTACTGACCTTCTGTTCCGATAGGGGAATGATGGTCTGCGGCTTCGAAGAGATCGACGGTCGGCGCTACTACCAAGGATGGTGGATGCAATGGATTCAACCAGGGTAGCCGTTCACCACGCGGACAATAGTAGATTTATTATGGTCTATCCGTGCGGTCCATCTTACCCTCAGCGATCGCGCCGCCCGTGCCGGCGGATAGCTGCGCGATTCACCCGGGCTTACAGCCCGGGCTTTTTTTGGGCGCTTACGAGCTCGCTGGCCAGTCCTATCATCAAAGATGCGCCTCGACGTGGATCGGCTAGTGAAGTGCACGCCGCGCAATGAACCGCCGCACGCGCCTCCGCCTAGTGCTTGGCCGGGAAGTCAGCAGGCCAACGCATCGGGCGAGGATAGTCTTCCTCGGGCTTCTCGCGAGAGTCATGGTCGGGCTCAGGAGTTTGGTCGGGACTTTGTGATCGAGCCGGCTTGTCACCTGGCTCGTTGCCTGCGGGGAGTTTCATCGGGAGCCTCCAACGCGGCGTAGTGGTGAACTATGTTCCCACACGCAAGTGGCGATCCCAAGACGCGATCAGACTAGTGAATGCGGAGTATTTGTGACGGCAGTTAGCACCGCACCGAGGCCCCTCTTCGAGGGTAGGAACCCGAATCAGAGAGGCCGATGCACTGACCGGCCAAATTGAAACAAAGACCGGCGCCGGGCCTAGACGCGTAGGGCTGTGGCTAAGCTGGTAAGGACTGCGCCGGCGTAGCGTTCGTTCGCATGAAAGAAGTCGCCACGAGAAAAGAGGGAGTCAGCGCGATTGTCGTTGGGGTCCGCAAGCCCAAATTCAGACAATGTGAAATGTTCTGACGCGAGCGTTTCCGTTGGTTGTCCCAGCACAGTGAATCCGTCTCCCCTCAATCTCTCGACGGTTTCTGAATAGATCCTCAAAACACGCTGCAGCGCGTTCTGCCTCAGGGCATCCGCAAAGACTTCTGTCCGCCGTAAAGAGCGAGTTGCGGCCCACTCCATAGGCAAAGGCTGGGGCACTAGCACGATAGGGGCGTTACTGAACGAGCGCAAAGCCCGCACTATGCGAACAGCTTTGCTATCCAAGAGGATCGACTGCACTGCCGCATCGAAAAATGCGTCTGACACCAAATATTTCGCTTTGGAGTTTGGGTGGCCGTCTGGCGCGTAATCACGGAACATCTCCACACACCGCCCAAACGAAAAACCCATCGCGTAGACTGCGAACGCATCGTATTTCTGAGTTCTGACAGGCACAAGTCGCGCCATCATCACATCATCGATTTCTACCGCGGCGCCTACTTCTCCGGCGATTTTCAAAGAGGCTTTACCCGTGGCCCTTTCGAGGAAGAAATCAGCTTCAAACGCCCCCGTACCATGGCTCAACAAGCTATAAGCCCCACTTGCGTGAGAGTTGCCAATCACACAAAGTTTCATGATCCGAACGCCTCCAGCATGACCTCTTCGCAAATTACATCGTCTTCACCCAGCAGCTTCGCGTCGGCAGGTGCGGACGCAGGCTTGTGTTCTGCAAAAAAATAAGTCATCGCAGTCTTCACACCCTCTGGCGTCACATTGCGCAGCCCAGAAGGCTCATCAAAGAATGATTGACCGGCCAAGACGTTTGTGATGATTTCGTAAGAGGGGAAGTAGTCCACGTTCTCAAACGTATTTGCCAGTTGGCCGGTTACGGCGCGCAAGACGCTCTTGGAATAGATCGTTGCCGGCAGTACGTGCGTGTCGGACGCGGTGGCAGCAAGCGGAACAGGAGACACAGTAACGAGGAATCGGACCGAGGGATTAATGGATTCAACCAATTCCTTGAATGCGACGAAATCCCCGTAAACCTCGTTGAATCCGAAGTTCACGAAACGGCAGGTTGTCGGGTCATAAGATCCCGCTATGGTGCCAGGTGCGGTGGGATAAACGGTACCCGACGCGATGTGCTCCCACGCTTCAGTAAGACCAAACGTGAAGATAAATACATCGCAATCTTCCAAGAGCGACTTCACCGCCTGAAGGTGCCGTTCCCTATGTCTCACAACGGCCGCCGGTGTTTCCAACCCGTTGGGCTCAACACTGGGGCGAAGGGCGTCGAAGTAACGACCATCTCGTTCCCACACGAAATCTGCCGGCTGGCGCTGGCCAAGCGCCTCTTGAGCCAGCTGCAGAAGCTGTCGAGCGTAGTAGATATTCCCGTAGCGGGCGGAATAAACGCCATAGCCATATGCGACTGCAACCGAGTCACTAACGCCGTCAGGAGCGGGCTCAACGTCCATGACGTTATACCCCAGAGCCTTCATGTTTCGGGCGATATGCTGAGCAAAGCAACTGCCGGCTGTCGCGATGTTGTCTTCTGGCGAAATGACGTACTTTTTTTTGTAGAGATCTCTGAGGGTCGCGGGCGTCTTGCCACCCACTGACGCCTTCCAAAACGCGCTTCTCGGTCGCCCCGCATAGGGAGACTGCTTCTGTCGATCTGTCATTTTTGGCCTCCCTGCGGAATTGGGGTGGGAATCGTAACATGCTGTCTCGGCCGAACACTTCGCCGAAGACTGCTGGCAGCGCTCCACCTACACGCTCAATTGCTTTCCGTCCCCAGGAAAGCAAGGGTTGTCCACGCGACCTCGATATCGTCATAAAGTACGATCAGAAACCTTGGGATATGAGGCAGTCATTTCAGCAGGCCTGCCGCAGGGACGGTAGCTTTCGTCCAACCGTCCACCACAGCCCGGTGTCGAGCGGCGCACTCCGCGTACTGAAACGCCAGCGCCGCATGCGCTTGCGCCAAATCATCCCATGACGAGGAGTCAACGTGCGAGATAGGTGGACACGGCGCGCTGAGGTTGACTGGCAGCGTTGGCCGCGTCGATGGCGTCGTTGGTTGCGCGCACCCGGCTAGGGTCGCGCACACAGTCAGCGGGCAAAGGACGCTCAACAATTTCACGGGTATACCTCTCGATGACCTGTGGCCGATTAGCGGCGAGTTGGTCGATGCGGGCCTGCAGATCGCTTGATAGCCCAGTCAGCCGCTCGGCCTCGGTCTTAAATTCCACCAAGCCGGCCACGCGGTTGGCCTCCTGGCATTCGGCCCGCCCGGCCGCGCGCTGGACGTTCCCGTACCAGACGAGGGCGCCCGCAGACCCAGCCATAAGCGCTGCACCCACCACGGCCGCCATTGCGTAGCCCTTCCAGCCTGTCACTGTTGCAAACAGACCCATGTGTTGGCCTCCCTTCGCGTCACCAGGCCCGGCAGAGTCACAAGCACGCCGCCCTGCCGCCCCTTGACCCAGCGGTTCAGTTCGGCGCAACCGCCGACATAGTCGCGCGCATTGAATTTGCGCCGCATGGTCGACGACGCCAGATTGCCGGCGCCCAGGTTGTAGGCAAAGTCGATCAGCGCCGCGCGCTGCCACTCGTTGAGCGGTACTTTGATCAGGCGGCTCACAGCCGCATCGGCCTCCGCAATGTCCGCATCGCGCCACGCGTCGCACTCGGCTTCGGTGTAGATCCGCGCCGGGTCGATATCCGACCCGGTATGCCCATCGCAAACTGTAAGCACGCCCACAGGATCGATGTAGGGCTTTCCGCGCGTTCTACCTGGCTCAAAGTGGGTCACCAGCACGCCCGCAATGGCAATGGCGCCAGCGCCCCCGGCCGCTAATAGCTTTCGCTTCAGGTCACCCAACATCATTTGATCCCCCTCCATGCCGAATAAGCAGTGATGATTGCCGTTCCCAGCCCCACGATGTAAGCCAGCGGCTTAGCCACCCTGCCCAACCCTTGCAGTACCTTGAACCCACCAGATAGCGCCTGGAACGTGTCAACGATGTCCTGCGTGTTCTGCCGGATCGTCTCGATCGAGGATGTGTTCCGGGCGGTTGCCTCAGCATTGCTTGCCATGTCCTGCTCCATCTGCACGACCCGAGCGTGCAGCGACTTGATGAAGGCGTCCGACAAATGTTCGTCAGCCATGAAACTTTCCTTGAAGCGACAACATTGCGTTCCTTCGAGACGAAAAAAAGCCCGCCGAAGCGGGCTCATTTCTTGGTTGAAAGATCTATTAGTGTTTAGCCGGAAAATCGCTCGGCCAATTCATGACGCCGTCGTCATTGAACGTAAACTTCATCATCTTCTATCCTCCTGATTAGTCTTCCCTTAAATGGGATATCGCCCTCTGAGGCACATATATTTTGACTATCCCATCGCGATGAGTTCACGCTCAATTGCTTCCAATCCTGACAGCAAGCGCGGGTCAGAAAGATCACGTAGAGAATAGAACCAATAGCCGATCTCGCCATTGAACCTGCTCGAAACCGTGCCGGTGCCGCCGATTTTCAATTGACTACCAGCGTTAGCCGCCGTTCGCCCCGCGTTTACGTAAGTCTGCACGCCGTTGCGACGTATCTGAACACCACGCTCTGTTGAAAACGTGACCGTAACCACTAGGTCGACCCCCACCAGACTGCCGGCGTTATCGGCCACATTTGAGGCGCCGCCAGCGGCAGTCAACACCCCAGAAGGGCCCAAGGTCACAGCACCCGTGCCGGTGATTGACGCATTTTGACTTCCAACCAGCGCCCCACCTGTGCCAATCAACTTCGCCCTGCACACAAGGGTGAAGGCCGAAGGGTTGGCAGCCGCTGCGCTCCCCGCTGACAACAGAAACGTGCCCGGCAACACGAACCTGCCTGCCGAAGTTGACAGCACACCAGAACCCGTCGTCAGCCAGCGAAGATCTCGCTGTCTGCGATCGCGAACGCCAACGCCACCGGGCCCCAGTAGTGCCATACTCGGCGAGATCATGTAATCGAAGAAAGGCCTCCCTTCAGGATCGGCCAGATTGGCAAAAAGCCGATCGACATGGGAATCTGCCGGCATCATTCCCTGTCCAAATCTCGCTGCAAGGCTGGGCTGCGTCTTCTCAGTAAAGCGAATGGTATGCATCAGAACTGCTCCGAAAAATGCACGCACCAGTTGTAGAGCGGCGCACCATCCGTGAAGGATGGCGTGCTATCGCTGTCTCGCAACGAGCCGATCGGCCCATCGCCTGGTTGTCGGGGGCTGCTTTGATAGCCTCGCATGGCATATCTCAAGAAGCGGTTTGTAGTCAGCGGTGCGGCTGTTTCTATGTGGATAGAGTCAGGGCCTACGATCTCGATGCTTGCAATACCGACATTTGCACCCGCACTTCGCACATCGAACCCCCAATCCCCATGGTCAGGCATCGAAAGATCGTGAACAATCGGAGGCTGGGGAACATGGAACCAAACGTCGATGCCCTTCTCACCATCCCACCTAATCATCTTTGGCATGAGCGGCCGCCAACTCCCAACGAGCCGCACATAGTTCAATGCCTTGGCGAAGTACTCGCCCAATTTCACATTTCCCCTAGATGAGTAATGCAGTAGGTCATCTGAATAAGGAAGGTGATAGCCGGCGCACACCAGATGAAAGCGCGGATGCTGTTTACACACGTTGTAAATCCCCATCGCACCGTCCACACTGGCAAAAAATGATGAAGGTTGAGCCATCAGAATCGGTGGAAGATGCTTTTGGCCTGTACGCGCCAAGATTGCGGTCGTAAGGGAACCGGCATATACGTCGATCAAATTTTCTGCATAAGCTGTGTTGCCCGCGTCAGCCTCGCCCTCGACCGTAGCGATGGCCTTGACGGAATACGATGCGCCTAAGGCCTCCGCAATTGCGACCGACCGGTCGAGCGCTGTGAGCGTGTTTTCATAAGGTATCGTCCCAGGGCTGCGGTTCCCCAGCGACGCGCCGCCTTTCGCGGTGCTCCAGGAAAGTGTTCGCCGAACCGATCCTTCTTCTGCCTGACGCAACGCGATAGCGAATGCCATACCTTCGACATGCGTTGTTCCCGCTCCCGAACCGAGATCCATGGACACTAACGACTGGAACCCTTCGAATGCCGCAGGGTCAAGAGGCCCATAATCTTCACCACCAGCTGTTCCGCAAACCACGTTCATCCCAGGTCCCGCGGGCATTAGGACAGCATTGGGATAGAGCGCATCAGTGGTTGTGGGATCCAAGGGCAAACCGCGGGCGCCGCGCGCGTTGCTTTGCCCCTGTATAACAAGGCCATCTATCTCGCTAAAGCCGCCGACTTGCTCCACGGCGGAAATACGCCTCTCATGGCTTTCAAGGACATCCCCGCCGCCAACGATTCTGCGGTCCGGGTCGACAACGATATCTTGCGCCTGCTCATCCCACGAAGAAATGAGCACGCGGAATGGTGTCGATCGGGCCATAACCTGCGTTTCAGTCTGCACTAGGTCCGAGCGAACCGCCTGCACCGCAGCTGATGTGGCGGGTTGAACTTCCGACCATTCCCAGCTGGATCCTGTCCAGACGTAATCTCCGTTGTTTAGGACTGTTGGATCTTTGACTACCCGGCCCGTAGTTGGAACTGGCTGGCTGGTATCCGCGTCCATAACGGCTTTCGTCAAGTAGGTACGCAGATTTGCAGCTGCTGACGCGGCGTCGAGAGCCTCCACACGAATTGTCGCGAGATTCTTCACGTCAACGCCCACGCGATTGATATTGGGTTGGCCGGCGGACCCTGTCGCAAATTTCCTTAACGTGCCGGCGTCTAAGCTGGCGACTTTTAGTTCCTGTGGGGTGATATAGCCCATGTGTGACTCGCAAAAAAAAGCCCCGCTCGCAAGCGGGGCTGAATGGCTTCAATGAGAGATCAGGTCAAGCGTGGAAATCCAGATCGTTCTGGTAGTACCTGGCGTCGTAGTTGATCGCCTTTAACGGGACAGTCCCGTCATCATTGGGTTCGTTCTTCTCGGTCAAGATGAACGGTTTGGCCGTGCGGTCATCGCCGGCCTCGGTAATGATGTACCCGGTCGCGTTGTACCCCGCGCCTCGGCAGATGACCGGTGCGCGCGGTATGCGCTGAAGGAGGGCCAGTCGCGGGCTTCCACCAGAAGCTACCGCCATGCTTTCGACCAAGCCGTCGCCTCCCTGTAGGAAAATCACATACGGACCATCGCCCCAGTTGAACGGTTGCGACAACGTCACGAGCCGACTGTCTTCCTCATCCACGTCAAGAATGTCGCCGTCCTGACTGAGCGCCAGCGTGTTGTCCGCGCATAGCACTCGCTCGCTTACCCGCAGCAAGTTTGCCTCGGGTAGCGCGTCAAACTCAGTGGCTTGATCGTGATAGCGGATCTTGTTCCACCGCCGGTAGGCATGTATGTGTGCCTGCTCTTGCATTCTGACGCCGACCGATTCGACCCTAAGCGGATTGACCGCGGACCGATCCTCCGGCAGATAGATCGTCACGGGCGCATCGTTTGCGGGGTCGATCCATTGAAACTCCACGCCGTCGTACTCCTCATCGCTGCCATCGGTACGCTGTTCAGAACCAGGAAGTTTGTTCCGGTGATTGAACAAAATGGTTGAATCGTCAGTGGCACGCTCAAAAAACAGGCGTATGACGCTGCCTCGCCGGTACGCGCGACAGAACACTGCCTCCGCAATCATCGCGAGTGTTTCTTCGAAACTGAGGTTGTCGCTGTCGATGGTGTAATCGAACCGCGCAACATCCACACCAAAATACTCGCGTATTTCGTCCGCTGTCGCGTAGATGTTCTCGAAATCCACTTCCGCCGGCGTCCTATTTCCGATAAGAGGGTCTAGGCATACCGCCGATATGATGTCCGCAACATCAGTTGTCGGATACAGCTCGGTCGTGAAAGTTGCGCCCGAAACCCGCCGAGGCAATTTGCGCGTCACAAGGAGGTTCAGCTTTCGCTCCTTGACGGCCAAAGCGCCATCTGTCGCCAGCGTTACCGATTGCACCGTGGTGACGTCGCCGAAGTGTGCTTGATCAACCGATGAACATGCATACAGATCCCGCCACTTGATCTCGTCGACAACCGACCCTTCAAAGTCAGTATCAGAATTGGTCAAGCGCCTGGCGCGCAGGCGCCACCGCGTGCTGGCCGACCCTGACAATTGCGCGTCCAAAGTGTCCGCCCTTACAGATCGCGTGACCGCGGATCCCTGGATGGTGCGCTCAAACGCAAGAACATCTCCATGTGGAACCCCTGATGCGTCGAGCCGCTGGGCTTCGATTCGATACACCACATCACGACGATATTGCTGCCGGCCATTGTCCTTGTAGAGGCCATTGAGTGCGATAACGTTTGAAATCAGCCGTGTGATCGGACGCACGCTTTCCACGCTGAACCACCCAACCCAACGCTCGCCGGTCGTGCTTATCGTGGGGTTCATCACAACTGATTGACCACCATATTCCGCTTGCATAACAGTCCAGCTACTGTTTACACCGGCGGGGTTGTTGAGCGTCAATAGTGAGCCAGTTACCGTTGTGATGGTGTACTGCCCGGATAAGTCGAACTGAACAATGTCCGAAGGTCGGGTTAGCACCGGTGACCCTGTTACACCGGCGGAAGCGTTTCTGAAAGCAGCCCATGCGGCAGAGTTCTGAGCGACGTCCAAGCGCAACCGGGTCACATCATCGATGGGGTCATAAGAGGAGCTTAAAATCCCGTAGATGCCAGTAACATTACTGGAAACCGTATAGGGAATGTCCGCATCCCCGCCAGTCGACGCCGTCCACGTGACGTAACCGTTCGACAACGTAACAATTTGGCCGGCGGCCCACGAAGCAGCCTGATCTCCAGCGAAGGCAACAACCCCCCATTGCGATGAAGGAGAGTTCTCAGACGCGAAAAGAGCGCCACCAGGCGGCGTGTAGGAGAACGTCCCTTGAGATTGAGCAGCGTTGGTGACCGTGATTACATCACCGGGTACGAACAACTCCGCGAAGTCTAGATCGGCGTCTTGCGAGGCTATTTCGTTCGGAGAACGGAACACCATTCCGCGCCGGACCACGCTGCCATAGTCTTGCGGCAGCAAGCTCTGACCGTTCACGCTGTTCGCTCGCTTCGCGGTCGTGACCGGGAGATTAATCGCGTTGCCTATCCGAAGCTGCGGAGCGTGCCCACTGTTAGGAGAGGTGAACGGCGCGTAGATCTCCACGGAGGCTCCCGGAATTTCCTCGATCAAAGTCGTGTCATCGCGCGCATCATGTGCCTCGTATGCACCCCGGCCCACGCACATGAACGCCACTTCCTTCTCTACATGGTTCTCGAAGACCAGATAGGGCCTCGCTAGAAGGTCCGGTGTTGAGCGGACTTGCCCGTATATGTCTGGAACGCGCCCATTGACTCGCACCTGGTTCGTGCGTTCGGATAAGCCATTGTTGGGCGATTCGTTCTGGACATTCCGTGCGGTTTGATTCGGCGGATCTTGCGCCAGGATAGACGTCAATATCATCGACGCCACCGATGTGACCAGTGCCACCGCTAATGCCGGCAGAAACATGGGGCCAAGAGGATAGGCTTCTACGACGAACGGGCCTGGAAGCTGGCGCAGCTCCGCGATGTCTTGCGGCTGGCGCGGCCTCACCGATCGACCGGTAGCCATGTCGGTGATCCGGCAGCCCGGGGGCAACCTCGGACCCAGCTCCGCCTTAAGGAAGGCATGCAGGTCAGCCACTTCACGGGTTTCGCGCTTACCGTCCGGCGCGCGATAGAGATGAACGGTCGTCATGCGTAGAACCTCATATTTCGGTACAACCGGGTCTGGGCTTCAACTGGGAAAAATGATGGCCCAGACTCGTTGTTCTGTAGAAGCCGTCCTCTGACGCAAACCGCGATATGTGCTTCCCCGTACAGCGTCTCCATGAGCGCGATAGACGGAAACTGCGAAGGACCCTGCACCTTTCGCATTCCCCGGAACAGCTCGGCCAGCCGACCTGCTGCTATGTCTCGCTCATTGACCTGGCGAAGGCGGCGGTCTCCGGTCAAATGTTCCCAAGCGTCGGCTGCGAAATGCAGGCAGTTGTACGAGTTGAGGTCATAGCTTCGGATGAGAAGAAAATCGATGCTCATAAATAGCCCAACAGCATTGGAAACAGATCCGTGCGATACAGCATGCCGGTCTTTGTCAGGTTCGCCTGTGGAGCCGTCCCGTCGAACTGCGCACCGTCCCGGTTCCTGGTGATCTTCCGCGCTTGTAGCGAGATCGGTCCGACCATGGGCACCTCCAGATCATCGGAGCGGTAAGCGCGATGGATCACCGTCGGCGGGATGGTGCGAAGAGTTCCAGCCCGCCTAGCGCGCTCGATCTCATCGGGAAGGATTTCACCCAGATCCCCGAGCGTCACGGCGATCCCGAAATCGAGATTTCCGCGATCACCTAGCGGTTGAAGTCTCATGGGAACGTATTGCCAGAACACCAATTCTCCCGTCTCCAAGCGCCCCCAAAAGCCTTCACGGTAGTTTGGCTGCAGCCGCCATACTTGCGAGAAAGCGGGATGGCTGATCTCCAACGTCTGAAGCTCCGCGATGCTTGGAGGTGCCCCGAAGTAGAAATCCACGTATTGGGCGTCGTTCGCGCTAATCATGAGGCAGGTCCTCATTCACCAACTTAGCCAACAGGCTCAGAATCTCCTTGGCGGCCGGCAAGCTGCCGTAGACGGCGAGCATGTTTACCAGCGAGCCCCAATAATCTAGATCGGCGTCATCGAATTCAGGCAGCGTGTCCACCTCAAGCTGAAACGAAACCGACCAGCCACCGCCACCGATGGGGACCGGCCGCGCCGTTTCTGGCATGAAATGCGCGACGTACCTTCGACTGGTGCTGCTATCAATCACCATATCCGCGTGAAAGGGGCCGCCGCCCAAACGGCGCATGTTTCGCCAGAAGCCCATCAGCATGTCGTACTCCTCTCCGAAGACGACGTAGGTGACGGCAACCATGTGCGGTGCGCCTTGCACGCCAGCTCGATATCGGCCGCTCCCGCCTTCTAAGCCAATGCGCTGAGACCCATCTCCGAGCGCTGGCGCGTACCCGGCCCGCACCGGGCGAAATGGCATTACAGGGAAGTCGCTCATCGCTTTCGCTCTGTTTTGAAGTTCTTACTCATAGCGCGCGCCCCCCGAGAGTTAGGCCGGCCCAATTGCGATTCCATCATTTGGGGGCCTTGCGAAAAGACCTGGTCTCGCGCAATCAAGACAACATCGTCTCGGGTCAACTGCTCGGCGCGGTACTCCTGCGGTGTGCCGTTGTTATGGATCGTGATTCTTGGCATTTGCTGCGGAACCGCTGACGAAACCGAACTCATCAAGGGCTTGGTGAAGCCTGCGTCAAGTCCGCCCAGGGCGATCGGTGCGCCAGCGTTCATTGCATCCAACGCTTGCCGTCCAATGCGGGATGTCGCCGCCGCGTTCAGCACGTACTCTTGGCCGTGAACCAGGCCAGTGATCTTGTTTCGAGGCGCATCCCCGGTGTATCCCCCGCCGGAAAGAAACATGAGTCCATCCCCAGCTCCTGCCACGTCCGCGGCGGTGGCCCCGCCAATACCCGCAGAAGCGCCGCCTAGGCCACCGACCAGCCGGCTAAGCATCCCGACTATGGCTTGCCGCGCAGCGATTCTCGCAAGGTCCGAAATTATGGAAGTCGCAAAGTCCTTGAACGACAGCTTTCCGGTCGTCGCGAAGCGGACGATCGCGTCTTCCATACCCTGAAAGGCGTTGGAGAACAGCGCGTTGGTCTGCCCTGCAATGTCGGAAGCTGAGTCAAGATAGTTTTCCAAGGCTGAGGTAGCGCCGTTTCTCCAATCGCCCTGGGCTTCCCGGACCTGGTCGAAGTACTTTTGCTGCATCTCCAGGCGGAGCTGCAGATGCTCCTGCAAGAGCGCGGTTTCGCTTTGATATGTCTCCTGCGAGATTTGGCCCGAGGCCATCGAGCGGTCAAACTGCGCTTTCTGACGTTGGTAATCCCGCAGAATCCCTTGACGGGCCCGCAGCTCCTCCTGCGCGCGATTTCCTCGGCCCAGGCCCGCCACCTGATCGTCGTACTGCTGTTGCTCCAGATCACGCGATCCAGCCAGACTGGCGCGTAGCGCTTCGACCTTGGCAGTTTCCTGTTTGGTCCGTAGCTCCTTCTCAGCTGCCACGTTCAGATCGAGCTGGCGACGCAGCAAGTCCTCCTGGGCGAGTAGGCTCTTCTGATCCGCCGTCAGAACTTTCTTGTCCTTCAGGTCGGCAATCTGCTGCTCGAACTCGGCACGCTTCTGCCCCCAGGTGGCCAGCTTTCCCTCGCTGGTGATCTGGGCAAGCAAGGAGGCTTCAGCCTCGCGGTACTGCTGCAGGAGCTTGGTCGCGGCGTCCTCCGTGTACGCCTTGACTGCCGGGTCCTTGTACTTGTCGTTGATCTGGTCGATCAGCTTTTTCTGTGTCTCAAGGGACGCCCCGGTGATATCGGCGTCCTTCTTGACCTGTGCAATCTCACGCTCGCGCTTCTGCCGATTGGTCTCGGTTTCCTTCGCGAGAGCAGACAGTCGGGCCGCGGCGGCGATCTTCTCGGCTTCCTGGCGCTTCTGCAGGCCCACGATCGCCGCTTCATCGGCCTGCTGCTGAAGCATTGCTGTTTCAGCTGTCAGTCGGCGGCTCTCCTGCTCCAGCGGCCGGGCGCGCCGGCGCGCACCGCGACCGCCGTCCCCGAAGAACGCCTGCGATTCGTCCGTCTGCGGAGTCGCGTTAGCGCGCATCTGGACCAGTTCGGCATTGACGGCGCGCAGCTTGCTGGTGAGGTCGTCGAAGCTGGGAGCACGGCCCAGGCTTTTCATCGCCTCCCAGGCGCTGCTGGCGCCTTGCTTGACCGCATCCCAAGCCGTCTCCAGCGTCCCCAGGTTCTCGCGCACTTCCGCGGCTTGCTGCTTCACAGCGTCCGCATAGGTGCGCTGCGCCAGCGCCGCTGCTTCCTGGCTGCGCCCCTGCCGCTCCAGGCTTGCGATCTGCTGATAGGTCTCCAGCGTCAGGAAATGCTGCTGCTCGTTCAGCGCGGCGATGGCCTCCGCCGGCTTACCGCGCAGCGTTTCGAACTCCTGCACCGTGTCGGAAATGGCCTTCCCGGTGACGCGGTTCATCTCAACCGCCGCTTCTCCGACCACTGCGAAGTTCTGCCCGGCAATCTTGCCCGAAGCTGCGATCAGGTTGAGCGCATCGACGGCCTTCCCGCGAGACCCCGCCACGTCCGCGATGCGCGTGGCCAGGTTAGACATACCGGCGGCAGTCTGCCCGGCAGCGTTGCCGCTCAGAATGAGAGTGTCGGTGAATTCTTGCTGCTCGCCCTTGCCCGAAGCGAGAGCGGTTGAAAAGACGGCGACCGCCGCGGCGGCGACTGTCCATGGGTTCACCAGACCCATGATCGTGGAACCCAGGGCACGCGCCGCCGGCACGATGCCGCCGAACATATCCTTCAACTGGCCGCCCTGTTGCAGCAACACCGTAAGGGGCTGCTGGCCGCCCTGCAACGAAACCACGATGTCCGTGAGCTGCGCCGGCACGCCGCGAAGCGCCGCTGCCTGCTGTGCGGCGCTCACCCCGTACTGATTCATCTGCTTGGTGGCGCCAGCCGCCGCGGAGCCCGTTGCAGAAAGCTTCGTCTTCAGTTCATCCAGGATCGACGTTGGCACTCCGCGCAGGGAAGCGTTGTAAAGGATCTGCTCCTTTCGAGTCATGCCAATGGTGTCGGCCTGCCTCACCAGTGCATCAACACGTCGACGCTCAGCAGCTGCCAGCTTCGTGTAGTCCGCCTGCGCAGACTGAGACATGTCGCTCGTTCCGCGCTTGGCCGAAGCAATCGCGGCGTCAAACTGCGAGGTATCGACGACGATATCTAGCCGCGCGGTGCCAATGCTTTCCTGTGCCATTTTCAACTCTTATGGAATATTTCCAGGGCAGCCCGCTCGATGATCCGGAGAACGGCCATGATTTCCTGCTGCTCCGCCCTCGGAGTTTCTCGACGGTCCAGGTCGAGGTACAGCACCCCGTAATCCAGACCTATCGGCCCTCCAGCCCCTACACGCCACTGCGTGTAGTTCCGGGTGAACAGGCTGAACGCAGGCACATGCTCGGCCCAAAGCTCGACCGAGGGCCGGGCGAAGTACCGAAGCTTCAACCCCGCCTTTGCCAATGTCGCGGCCGATGGCGGCTCCCAAAGGAAGGCCGCCACCGCCCGCGTCAGGCTTTTTTTCGTTCGACGTTGATTGCTTCGTTGTATGCGCTGGCGATAGCCAGATCCGCACCCGGCTGGTGCTCACGCAAAAGCTCAATTGCTTCCTTGCCGACGGGCTGATCCGCATCCCAGGAATCGAGCAGTGCCACCAGCAGGTCGGCGATGGTGATTTCACCTTCATGGAGCTGCTTCATCAGCGCTTCGTACTCCGAGCCGGTCATGTGGCGATAAACCACGTTCAGAGCCTGCTCACGGCCCTGGCCGACGATGGTGATCGTCGCCGGAATGGTAGGGTTGGCTTTGATCTGAAACGTCATTACGCGCTCTCGTAGGTGACCGGATCCGCGATAAGCGACAGCGTGAACGTGTTTTGCAGGTTCACGTTCTGGCCGCCGGTCGGATTTTTGTTGAAGGACGGATAGCCGTAGTAGTACGTGATAGCGCCATCCGGATACTTCGTTTCCAGGACGACTGGGATACGCAGGCGGTCCGCCTTGACCAGCGCCGCATACCACGCCTTGTTGAGGTCGTAGTCGAGCGTGTAGGTAAGCACCGTCGGGCTCTTGACCGTCGGCTTCTGCCGTTGCTTTGCGCTCGGGTCCTCGACGTACTGGAACTGGTGGTATTGCTGCTCACCACCGGTGATCTGCACGTCCGTGATCTGATCCAGGCTGAACCAATCGGTGACCGGCTGGTAAGAGCCCGCCCCGCTGCCTGCGGGGTGCAACCGCAGGTCCGTTGTGTCCGCGCCCTCCAGCTTGAAGCCGTCCGCGGTGGCGCCAGTGGCGCGGTAAACAGCCTCGGTCAAGGCGGCCCAGCCGGAGTCGATGACCAGAATGTCGCCGTCCTCCGGCGGGGTGACGGTAGACGCGAGCGGATCGACGCCGTTCGCAATCGAAGAAATCGCCACAGCCAGGGCAATCGTTTTCGAAACCCGGAACTGCGACCCGTTGATGAAGATGGAAGCCATTTTTGTTCCTCAATGGAAAAACCCGGCGCGAGGCCGGGTTCGATGTAGAAGCAGGGAAAATTCAGGAAGGAAGGAACCAGATACCGAAGTCCTGGCGGGTGCCGTACTTCTTGATTGCCTCTTCGTAGAGGCTGGTGGGCGAGCCGTACGGCTCAACAGCAGGAAAGTCGCTTTCGCACAAGGCGGTGCCGATCTGGTCAGCAATGTCACTTGCCTGCGCCCGCGTGGCGGCCCAGACAAACACCTGCAAGCGCTGGTTCCTCTTCTCGCGGCGCTTGCCCTCGACGTACCAGCGCTCTTGCCCGCCCGCGCCCTGGTAAACGATCAGCGGGAACTCCGGCTTGTCCGGTGTGACGTCCGGATACGCGCGTCCGCCGACCAGCGGACCCAGAAGCGATTTCAACTTGGACTCAAGGGTCATCGTTCACCTCCTGCCCGGTCAGAAGCTCAGGCAGGCGCTGCCGTCCGCGCTGAATCATTGCCGCTTGAGCACGTTCCGAGGCGGCTTCATACGCCGGTCGCAGGAACGGATAAGCGGGCACCCACCTTGGCCTTGCCAGCCTGCGACGCTTGTCCGTGACATAGCTGCCGTCCGGCTTGCGGATCACGGCATAGATCTGCCAATGCCCGAACTCCACCAGGTGGCCGTGTGGCGCCTTACGCTTGTTCCAGGTGACGGCGTACTGCACTTCCTGCTCTGTTGAGTGCCGCTCCCGGAAGGCAAGGTAGATGGCGGCACCTAGGACGCCGTTGTGCGTGTTCACCCGCGCCTTGGCCTCATCCCGCAGCACCTCGCCGCCAGCAACGGCCATCGAGCGCGCCAGGCTGACCCGTGCGGGCCCCAACAGCCGATCCAAACCCGCAGGCCACCCGGACGTATCAAACGTCGCCTGTAGCCCCTTAGCCATCGCTGCCTCCCTGCTGGCAGATTACGAACGCCTTCCTGCGGTCTCTGAAGTCGCGTGTAATCCCCTTGACCTCGAAAACATCGCCGTCGTGCAGCACCCGCATTCCCTCAATGATGCCCAGGGCCCTGGCCGCCTCGAAACTTACCTCTAGGCTGTAGCGCGCAATGGAGGAGGACACATTGCCCTGGAGGCTTGACCGGATCGCACCCAAGCCCGTCTCGTTCGCAATGCCCGCCCAAAGGGGGCCGACATCGACCCATTCGTCCAGTGGTTGACCTGCATCATCCACTGAGCCAGAGCGTCGCTGAACCAGGATGCGGCGATTTCGCGCGCGGGCGGTCATGGCAGCACCCGGGTATAGGGGAAGACCAGGCGCGCAAATCCCGGGTTCTCGTGAAGAACCTTTTCGCCCGCTGCTTCGGGGTGTTCCAGCATGTCTCCAACCAGCATGACAATCGCGAGCTTCAACGGCTCCGGGACAGGACCGGGTTTGGTCGTGAACAGCACCGGGTACGCGCCCGGCTCACTGGAGGTTTCACCGGGCCAGATGGGCAAGGGCGATTCCCGGCCGCCGACCGGCGTCCACTCGTACGATGCCTCGGCCAGTGCGAAACTCGTCCGGCGCTCGACCAGCTCGCGCGCCGCCGTAATGACGCCGGGAATGGCCTCGTCCAGCGCGTCGTGGTCAATGTGCAAAAGCCGCTTCGCCTGCTCCACGCTCACGGGCTCGGCAGTCGCGGCAGTGATCAGGCGCAGCATCGTCAGCCTCCAGCCGATTCCACCGCTTTCGGGTGGGGGTCGATGTATCCGGCCCCCTTCAGAGCCGGAACATGTTCAGTGGCGAACTCGCGTACTTCGCCGCACTTGCCATAGATGCTGTCGTGCAGCACCAGAGCCCTCACCCATTGGCGAGTGCCCTGTTCGTGCGCCAGTGGCGACAAATTGGCCGCGCCCGGCGTTGTCGCCACTGGCGCCGTCGTGCCCACCTCACCAGCCGCCGCGTCCGCTGCGCCTGCCTGGTTTGGCTGAGACGCAGGGATTTGGGGTTCACCACTTGGCGCGGCTGATTGAGTGGCCTGCGGATCAGCCGCGCCCAGCGTTGTCGTCGCCGGGGCGGTCGTGCCGACTTCACCGGTGGCAGCAGCGGGTGCGCCCGCCTGGTCCGGCAGAGCGGGCGTGACTTGGGGGCCCGCACTCCGCGCGGCCTGGGCTGTCGTTTTTCGTGCCATGATTTTTCCTTGAACGAGAAGGCCAGCGGGCGAATCCCGCTGGCCTGCGATCACCCGGAGGCGGTTTAGGCGGCCGCGCCTTGCTGGAACGCCTTCACGGCGCCCCCGACGTCGACCAAGTTCCCGCCCGACCGCATCCATGCCAGGAAGCCCACTTGGCCCTTCTTGACGTACGCAGAATCATTGAAGCGGAACAGCGTGATAGCCATCACGTCGCGAATCTTGTACAGGCTGAAGTCGCCGAACAGGATGGACTTCGCGCCAGCAGCCGGCACCGCCAAATGCTGGTTGATCTGGATCGCACGATTCAGCAGCCGGTCCGGGGCACCCCCGGGGTTGCCCTGGTCGTATCCCGGCACGAAGATCGGACGCCCTTGTTGGTCTTTCACCTTGCGAACCAGCTTCAGCATGTCATCGTGGAACATCCACTTGGCGCTGAGCCGATATGCGGGGTCCACGCTGTGCTCCAGGTCGACCAGGTCGTCGTAGGTGATGATGGGGATCGCCGACACAGCGCCGATCTTTCCCACCGCCGCAGCCGTCGCGGCACCCATCGGCTGACCGACGCCACTGCCGACGGTGTAGTGGCGATTCGTGACACGGCCCAGGCGGGTGTTCAGCCGCTTGTTGATGAACCCGGCGATGTCGGAGGAGGAGTCTTGCAGCAGTTCCCAGGGAACCGTCACCACCTTGGAGCTGTATTTGTAAACCGGCAGGCCCTTGGTGCCGAAGGTCACATCCTCGTCGGATGCGGACTGGTTCTCGGCGACGATCTCCCCTTCCTCGTTGGTGCCGTCGCTAGTGGGGTACTGCATGGGCTCGCCGCCGGACGTGCGAATGATGTCCGCAACTTGGCGCATGCCGCCAAACTCCTTGAGCGCGTCCAGAATTTGGGTCGCGAGCGTCGTGGGGACGGTGTAGCCGCCCTGCTCCGGATTGACGTCCGGATTGCCCGACATGGCACCGCGCACCTGGCGCCAATCTTCGGCGGACAACGCGCTGTCACCGCGGCGGGCCCAGCGGTCGAACAGTTGCAGTTCCGACGACATACCGGCGCCACGGCCGCTGGCTTCGACTTCACGCACGCCCGCGTCGCGCAGATCATTGTCTGCAGTCAGGTCCATCATCTTCTGATGGCGCGCGATGGCAGCATCGATTCGCTCGATTTCCGCCGTGTTTTCGTCGTATTTCTTTTGGTGCTCGGCGTTCCAGTTGGCGCCGGGGTTGTTGTCCAGCAGGGCGCGGGTTTCCTTGGCCAGCGCGTTGCGGCGCTCCCGCTCGGCTTGAAGATTGAAAGCCATAATCTAGGTTCCTTCAGTCGAAAAAAAACCGCCTAAAGGCGGTGGGTTGTCCTGCGTGCGGGAGCCGCTTAGGCAGGGGTGGCCTCGATCAGCGAAAACCGCCGCTCAAGATCGTTTCGCAGAGCTTTGACCTCGGCATCATCCACAACGGGAGATTTCGGCTCGGTCAGCGCCTTAGGCGCGTTCTGGTAAGCCGCCAGATTCCATGCATTAGAGGTGGTCGGCTTCTTCGCAGCGGCGTCAACAATGCGATCTACGAAGCCATGCTCCAGCGCTTCGTCGGCGCTGAACCAGGTCTCTGCATCCATCCAGGTCTTGATTTGATCTACCGTCTGCCCGGACCGAGCCACGTAGTCGGCGGTGATCGAACCGTCCACTTTTTCCAGCAGGTCGGCCGTCTCCCGCATGTCCGCCTTGTTGCCGATGGCAACCGTCCATGCGTTATGGATCATGAAGAACGCCCCCTGCGAGATCTCTACCTCGTCGCAGGCCATGCAAACGTCGGTCGCCGCGGAAGCGGCCAAGCCGTCCACATGGGCAACCACCTTCGCCGAATGCTGACGGATGGCCGTCATCATCGCTCGGGCGTCGAACACATCGCCCCCCGGGGAGTTGATACGCAGATGGATAGTGTCAGCCTTGACGCCCGCGAGCGCCTTGGCAAACTCAGTCGCGTCGATATCTCCCCACCAGCCGCCGATCACGCCATGCAGGTAGATCGTGTGCTCGCCGTCGCCCGCCTCAGCGCGCAACGGCTTCGACCCGGCGGCGTTATCACGCGCCAGCTGAAGCAGTTTCGGAAGTTTCATTCTCGGTTTCCCTGTCTTGCTCGTTATCGTCCTGGGTATCGCGTTGTGCTTGCGCGCCGGCCAGCGTCGGCCGGTCGAAATCGCCGCCCAACGGTTGGAGGTTTTTAACGCGGCGCACTTCGTCCACGCTCATCCAGCCCTGCGTGCCGGGGCCGCCCAGCGCCTTAGCGAAGTACTCGGCCTGCGCCTTGGAATCACCCGCCATGAGCCCATCCGTGTTGTGCTCGGTGAAGTATCGGGCGGTGCGGAACAGCTTTCGGTTCAATTCGCCCTTGATCCGCTTCAAGTGCGGAGCCAGCGTGTATTTCACAAAGCCGATACCCATCTGCTCGATACCGCTGCCCCAACTGCTGGACTTCGTCATCTCGCCAATCATGTGCGGCGGCACGCCGAAGGCTCGCGCAATGTCGATCACCTGCCATTGGCGGGATTCCAGCAATTGCTGGTCCACCGCCGACATGGTTAGTTCCTTGACATCCAACCCTTCGGTCAGAATCAGCGGAATGCGGCGGTTACCCTGAATGCCGCCATACTTCGCAATCCAAGCGGCGCGAAAATCCTCTTGCATGTCCGGAGACATGGCGGCGGGCGCCTTGATCGCCACCTCGGGCTTGCCGCCTTCGCTGAAGAACTTCCCAGCATGCTCGTCGCCCTGGATTGCGATGCCAATGCCGTTGCGCGCCCCCCACTGAATCACCGACATCGAACTGATGCCGTTGAAACCGAAGCCCGGAATGTGGATCACGTCGTCCTGATCGACAGTGAAGAATCCCTTGTCGTCATAGAACGTGTATTGCAGCCGCCGAAGCTCGCGCGCACTATCGCGCTCCTGTTCGCGGATATCCACCCGGGATCGCGGCCATGGGATCAGGTTGGTCATCATGCCGGCGCGGTTTCGAACGATGTATGCAATTCCATCGCCCCTCAACAGCATCTGCGTAACCAGGAACTCCCACGCCGCAGAAGCCACCCAAGTTGGGCAGCACTGCTCATTTAGCGCCCACCAATAGGCGTGATCCACCTGCTGCCGGGCGCCCCCCACCCGCTCAAATACTGGAAGCGGCAACTGGGCGATGGACCCCGCGATCAGCGACACGCAGGCGTAGACCGCCGACACCCGCATAGCGGTCTGTTCATTGACCACCGCCCCCGCCGCGGTCCGTGGATCGCCGAAGATCTCGAACATGCGGATATCAGACGATGAGACTGTCTCACCGTCCGCCAGGTTGCCAATTGCCGGCTCTTGTCGGCTGGTGGGCTGCGCCGGCTGGCCGTCCGAGCCGAAAAATCTGGAAAGTAGTCCCATCACATCACCACGAATCCCTGTTGAATTTTCTTAGGCCCGGCCAACGGGTTGAGCGCCATGAGTTGCGCTGCGTCGAGGAGGGCCATGAGCGGGTCAATCTTTGCGGAACCGCTGGCCTGCTTGGTGATGAGGATCGAATTCGCGCGCTGCTCGATGCGCGCATTGCCCACCGACCACGCCATCATTGGCCGCCCCCCATGCAAAAAGGTGCCCTCGGCGAGCTTTCTCTCGACGGTCTTGATCGTGCCGCCAAGCCGCCAACCCTGCGATACGCCGACAAGCAGTTCCTCGGGGATTGCAGCCTCAACAAATGCCTCGGCAAATGTGATGCCGCTAGGGTCAGTGCCGACGCCCTCCTTTTCAGGAAACAACCCCGCATCGAAAACTCGCCGGACAATTCGGGCTAGGTCGGCTACGTCGTCCCCAATCTTTTGGACAATGACTAGGTCGCCTTCATGCTCAAAGTCGCGTAGGCGAGGCGCAATTTCTTTCCGACGCTCCAGCACAGAAGGGTGCGCCCAGGCCCGCCCCCAGTGGAGCCACCGCCCGGTCCCAACTTCCCTGCCAACCAGGCTCAGCCCCAACAGATCGTCCAGGCCGCCGCCGTCGATGCCGCCGGTCACCACTTCCACCCGCCGTAAGAAGTCCTCCAACCGGCGTAGAGATGCGTCGGCTTGAGCCTGCCAGTGGTCAGCACCTGCCCAACGGTCGGAACGAAGGTTGAGCCCGATTTCGACATTCAGGTGCTTGGCCAGGAACTGCTGGAATGCTCCGTCCGTTCTGGCCTGCAATAGCTTGAGCTGATCCCCCAACCATTCGGCGCTGACCGAGCGGCCGAGGTTCGGATTGGTGACGTAGAAGTTGGCCGGGTCGAGATAGGCTTTTGCCTCGACCATTTCTTCCGGAAACTCGTACAGGATGCCCAGCGTCTTCGGATCGACCACCCGCCCGTCTCGCACGTCGCGCCAGTAGGCGAGCTTTTCTTTGAAGACACCCGCCGGCGGATCGTCGCTCTGTGTGGTCAGGTAGATTACCCAGCCTTCATCACGCGATATTTGGCCGCCGAGCGCCTCCAGGAACATCGCCACCGCGTTAGCGCGCTTGCCGAATAGCCACAATTCATCGACCAAGATGCGGCCGGACTTCTTGCCCGATACCGTATCGGTGTCGGCGGCCACCACCTTGAGGCTATTGCGCGTCGTCCGGTGAGTGATGGTGCGGATGTGGTCCTGAACGTGGAACATGTCGGACAGTTCCTCGTCCGCCCGAATCATCGCGGCTGCTGGCTTGAAGCTGTTGTCTGCGACTTCCTTGGTCGGGGCCAGGATCAAGTGTTCCTCTTCCTGGCGCCAGCAGATGATTACCGCCGTCAGCATGATGCCGGCGGCAATAGTCGATTTCGTGTTCTTCTTGCTGATCAACAGGCCATATTCCCGGATCCGTTGCTTGCCGGTGGCGGCGTCATATCCGCCGAAGATCGCCCGCACAAAGTCGAATACCCATTCTTCGGAGCACTCCCCGAAGGTCTGGTGTCGGTACGCCCCGATGGCCTCGTCGTAGACCTGCGCCAGATCTACGACCTTGAGCTGCTTGAAGATGCCAAGCGCATATTCGGCCTGGTCGGGGTAGATCGGCGGCGGAATGATCGACTGTCGTGTGCGCAGGCGTTCCGCCCAATCAGGGCACGCGGTTGTCCAGGCCATGGTTTACCCCTTCCCGACAACGCGTAGATGCGTGGGAGGCGGTGGCGGCGCGAATCGCCCACCGGTAGCAGCCTTGTTTGCCGCCTCCTGCTTCGCGCCCTTCTTGCCCTGTTCCGCAATTTTCCCGTGCGTGAACGGCATAAGCGCTTTCGCGGCCTCCAGCCGAAGTTTCGGTTCTTCCCCCGCGTCGTTCATGATCGCCACGAGAACAGCCCGCGGATCTGAGGTAAGCCCGAGAGCTTTCAGGCCGATTCCGTCGATGAGATCTGTGTCGGCAGCTGTGGCTTGCGGTCCGCTTGCCGGAGAATCCGTCTCCTTGGGATTCGGTGATTCGGCCTTTTTGTTAATCCGATTTTTGTTAACTGATTTGTTAACCTCGGCAATGCGCCCCACGGCGGCCAGAACATGCTTGTCACGCATCAGTCGGGCGGCTGCTTGGGCCGCCCCGTTTTCGCTGTAACCCGCATGGATAGCGGCTTTCGCACCGGTTAGACCCGACAGCAGCGCATCGACGAATCGGCGCTTTTTGTCGGTTAATGCCATAGGTTTTGGTTAACAAGATTAGGTTAACAATTTTCCGAAACGGGGAAATTTTCTGTGCGTGAGGGAACAGGTGGTTTCCAGTGTCGAGCCGCCCTAGACTTTCGACCCGCCCCCCCTGCCTGCCGCCTGACCACCGGCCGCTGCCCCTCTGCCGATGCCCCAGGGAGCCACGCAGAGGCCATACTGGACGCGACGATGGACCGGGTGCGCCTCGGGCCCGGCCTCGATGCAGAGGCGTCCTACGCCTTCCTGCTGGCGTGGACGGACAGGCCGCGTCTGATCCACCGTTCCACCTTCGTCATGTCCGGGGTTGCGCCCGTCAGCCGTGCCGCGATGACGATGCCGACCAAGTACCAGCGGACCCACCACGCGACGCGCAGGGAAAGCTTGACCGTGACTTGCGCCATTACGTGCGGCTCCTGTATCCCATGTCCTGCCGCGTCTTAGCGTCGTGGCATCCCACCTTGCGCCCGTGCGCATCGCGCGAGACGCACAGCACCTGCGAGTTCTCATCGGTGTCCGCGCCCCCATCGTGCAGACTGACCTTGTGGTCCAGCTCGAACCCTTCGGGGTATGCGGTCAACGCGCCGCAGTGGGCGCAGTGCGGATCGGCAGACCAGACACGCAACCGGCGGTCTTGCAGCTTGCGGCCCGTCATGCGTTTCGCGCTGATCGGAGGAGCTACTGCCAGCCGCGAGCCCGCAATTGGCAGTCGCGGCTTAAGTGTTTTGATTTTCATCTTTCATTATTGGATGTTTTACCCTCGAGATCGGGGTCCCGTTCCGGGTCCAATCCGAGAGCTAGAACATTTAGCACCGGTGAAAAATACCCATTGCGAAGTAGATAAACACAGCGGTACAACCCGAAAATCCCGCCACAAATTGCGAGGTGGTGCCTTGAAAGTCTGGACGTCCATATGTTCCTCAGCCGCTGCCTTGATGTTGGTTGCCTGTTCCACAACCAATAGCGGAACCCCTTGCGCTATTGCTGCACCAGAAAGAACGCTTACCGACAAGAACGTCCTTCTCTCGGTCCAAACGGAGCTCAGTGCAAGCGTAGTTAAGGCGGCGAATCTTAGCCAAGCCCAATGGCGCAACCGATTCGAGGAGACTTATCAGACCGTGAAGGATCAAGACGCTTCCTGCTTAATGCTTCTTAGGACAGTAGCGTGCTTGTCCGAGCAAGGGCGTTCAGACGCCCAAATTAGCGAGTTCAGAACCTACCTGAAGGAGACCCATTCCTGCGAGCGGACCGATGAGGCGAAGCTGGTGGTGGACTCAGTAGTCCAGCAAATTCCCGCCCCCGGAAACTTGACATCAAACCCGCCGATCGCGATCGATATATTTGTCAGAAATTCGGGTGACAAGCCAGCGCAGATCTCTGTAGTCAAGGTCTGGTTCGACGAGAATTTAAGGAGCTCGCGCGGTCTAGCGTCCGTGGTCGAGTTAACCGAAATTTATGCGGTCACCGTAGACAGTACAGGCGCGATCGTGGCTGGTGCAAAATCCCAAATGCGCAGCCCTGCGAAAGCTTGGTATCCATCCGACGACCCGGTATTGATCGTGGAAACACCCGTGGCGCAAGTGCTCGGACCGAGATCGACTGATAGATTTCGCGTCACGTACACCTTTCTCGACGGAATGAAGAACAGGGGACCGCGCGAACAGGTGCGGGTAGTCGTCTTCTACAACAGTAACCGTTCTGCGGAAAGCAAGGTTATTTCCCTTGCACCCAGTGATACATGCGTGCCATTGCAAGTTCGCGGAGCTGATGGAGCTTTAAAGAACCGATCAATTTGTCGCTGACCTCCCGCTAACTAGGAGAGCTAATATGAGATGCGCAACTCAATTCAGCATGGCTCCCGTAGCTCTGCTAATGTTGTTAAGCGGCTGTCAATCCCCCCCCTGCAGTGTTGCGCCTCCGGCGTCATACGACACCAATCGACAGCTCGCTATCCAGGCAGGAGTCGATCTGACGAAGTTTGCTCAACTTCCAATGTCTGCAAATTTCAAGGCCGAGGCCTCACAAGTTTTTAAAGCGACATTCCAAAAGGTACCCGATACGGCTGCGGCATGCGCGATGCTGAACCAAACTTATATTTGCATTAGCGATGAGAAGCGAGCCAGCGCTTATATGGAGTTTATGCGCGAGACCAACCAGTGTCTTCGACAGTGACGCCTCCAAAAACGCAAAAACCCGCCTGCTTGCGCTTGGCGGGTTTATTTGGACAGACTAATACACCGTATCCGTCAGGGACGTATCTTGGGGCAAAAAACCCCATTCGTCAATTTTTTCACGCGTCCGCGTCCTCCGCAATCCATTTGCACGCCTTCAGCCGATCGCTCAGCGCGCAATAAGCCCGATGGTGCAGTCCCCCGGCTTTTTCGCCTGCGCCCCCGAACAGCCAACGCTTCAGCTTCGCATGATGTGCGGCCGCGGTTTTGTCATCGACCTCAAACCGCTCAGCCAGCTCGGCCAGCGTAACCTTCGCACCTAACAAACGTTGGATGAGCGCCGAGCGGAGACGGCCGTTCGACACGCAGCCGGACAGCGCCCCAGACGCCGCCGCAGTCGTAAGTGTGCTCATCGCATCCTGCCATTCCGGATTGGTCTTGAAGCCGGAGCAGCACGCAATTCCACAAGCGCACGGAATCTGTGAAGGCGCAGCGTGAGCGACCAGGACCGCCTGCTCAATCGGACTGAGCCGGGCCAGTTCTGCACGGATCATGCCCGCTTGCCCTGCCCCATCCAGTCCGGACAGCCCCGGCCCGTCCCCGGTGGACATTCCTGCTGTCAATTCGCCCGACGCAATCCGATTCATGAGCGGCCGATCATACTGCTGCATCGAGTAGTGCAACGCGAAGATCAGCGCCGCATGCGCGCTGGAAAAGAGCGGCACCGCCTTAGCCGCCACGGTCGGCACTGAGGGGACGCGAGAAGGAGTCAAGGTAGTCATCAGATAATCCCCGGGGAATAGGTCACTTTCGCGGGCAGCATTTCCCGCATCCATTGCATTGCTGCTTCCCACCCGAGGGTGACGGTGTGCCGCCCCCGGACAGGAAAAATCTTGGGGTTCACGTCGTGCGCGTCGACCATCACCGTTTCGCCGCGCGCCCGCGTCTGCCTGTAGATCAGCACCGGCACACCACCCGCCCCCGCCTGCTCCACGGCCTGGCGCCACCAAGCGGGCAGACACAAGACATTCGCGTGCTTGCATTCGACGCTGATCCCAGCGAATGCTGGCTCATCGGCCACCACGTCACTATCGCCAGCCTGGTTTCGCACGCGGCGGCGCCAGGTCGTGCCGGTCGCGTCGGTCAGCAGGTTGGCAACCTTGCGCTCAAAGGCCGCGCCCTTGTTCCGTTGCATCGCACTCATGCCCCGCCCCCGGCGTCCATCGGCGCGCCTAATGCGGCCTGCGCCATGCCCAGCACCGCCAGGGATGGCACCCGCCCGCCCTTCCGCTGCGCTTCGGCCAGGATGCGCTTTGCCCAGCGGTGCGGATCGCGGCCAGAGTCGTTCAGGATCGCGCCCGCGCCCATCGCCTTCATTGCCTTCGCTGCCTCTTCGGGCGTGGCTTGCGTGGCACCCGGAGCAGGCAGCGCAACGGCCGGCGCTGGGATGGCCGCCCATTCGCTTCGGCTCAGTTCCTCCGAAAGCGAACGCTCCCACCGGGACTGCATGACCGAGTAACCGCAGTTCAACAGGTCATGCGACCCGACACGGACAGCGGCCCAGTACACCGCCGGATGGGTCCATTGGCCCATTTCGCCACGGCGGCGTGCTGTCATCCCTGCAACGGCGTCGTGAAAGGCGTTCTCAGGAATCAGACCCGGACGGCATGCCCGGATGAACTCGCCCACTGCGGGCGGCCAGTCGGGGAACATGCGGCGGCAGGTGCGCAGCCCTTCGGCCACTTCCTGCGGCGTCACGCGATCATCGTCCAGCGCCTCGGCCCATGCCGCCTTCCAGTTCTCGATGCTCTGCATGTCCGGGAAGTCCTTCAGCCAGCGCCCCCCGTACGTGCCCGACAAGCGATTCCAAAGGTGGTCGATCAGCGAAATGCCTTCCAGCTTCGCCAGCGGCACGGCCCAGCCGGCTCGCTCACTCGTCGATTGTGCGACCGTCGTCATAGTCGGGGCCTCCATGGGTGCGATTGCGATTTACGTAGTCGGTCGGGTTGAACTTGCCGGGACGCTGCGCGCCCCCAACTGCGGTGCCACTCGGGGCGAACAGGCCTTGCCAGCTTTTGCCGATGGCGTTTTCGATAACTGCGGCGGGCGTGTGCCCCTGCTGGCGAAAGGTCGCCAGGTCCTTGACCTGCTGCCGTGCAGCTTCCTCGGTCAGTGGTTTGCGCAACTGCACGCGGTGGCGCACCCAGCGCTCCCACAATTCCGCATCCAACCAGGCGGGCAACTCCACACGCATCGGATCGAATCCCGACGAGCGCTTGCGCGCGGGTGACGGTTCTTGACGGTTCTTCTTTTGGTTCTTGACGGTTATATGCGGGTGCAACCCACTGCACCCTTTTGCGTCGTCGTTTGCACCCTTTGCGCCGTCAGTTGCACCCTTTGTGCTGCCGTTTGCACCCTTTGCCGTGCCATCCGAAAAGGGTGCAATTTTTTCGTCTGCCCCTTTTTCGTCTTTCTTTGCAGGCGGAATTGCTTCTCCCCCGGCAAGCCACTCCGGCGAAATCCGATACTCCGAAGCTTGGCTGCGCCCACCGTTCCCAGAGTTCACAGCAATCAGCCAGCCGGCTTCGCGCATGCTCTTCAGTTGATACTGCACCGCGCGGACGGACTGGCGGGTCTTGACGGCCAAGGTCTCCACATAGGGAAAAATGTGCGTCCCGTCATCGTGCGCGTGGTCCGCCAGGGCAAGAGCAAGCAGCAGCTCGCCCCCTCCGTTGCGGTAGCGCTCGAACACAGCGCCGAATACCTTTGCGCTCATTGCGCACCTCCATACAAAAGTTGATACCCGCGCTCCGCCTCTTCGGGCCACTTGCCCATAGCGATGATTCGCAAGCGCGTAAGGCGCAAGCCGGGGATGAAATAGGTGAGCTTCTGTTCCAGCGGTGCTGGCGATTGGTCTATGAACCAGTGGCAAGGCCCGCAGCCGAACGCAATGGCCCAGTCGTGCGCCTTGATGCCCTTCCCCTTGCCGTCGCGCAGCAGGTTGGAATGGCAGGCCACAGTGGTATCGGTGCCGCCCTGGCAGTACCTCGGCACGCGCAGCAAGCATTCCTCGCCTTCGGCAAGGTCCAGCAGCGCCTGGTTGCGGTAGACGGTCTTGGGCGGCTTCTTGCCCTTTTTGCGCGCCTTCATGGCCGCACGTGGTGGCGGCATAGGCGTTGCGCGCATCATCGGCGCACTACGCTTCAACGGCGTCTTCTGCCGGAGCGGCGTCTTTCGCGTCAGCGACATGCCGCCCCCGCCTGATTCTTGGCGCGCCACCAGGCCGGGAACTTCCAACCGTTCGTGTGGCGCTCCACCAAGCCGGCCCGCGCGGCGTCGAAAAGAAACGAGTCGACCGCGCAAGCCGCCGCCTGTGCCCGCGTCGTGCTGGACCAAGGATCGACGGCCTTCATCGCGGGTGCCACAATGCCGCGCAAAGCCTCAAGGTCAACCCGCCCGCGCGTGTCGATGATGGCCTGCTTGACCTGCTCCACCGTTTCGGGCGGCACGCGGTAGCCCCGGAACATATGCAGGCAGTCAGCCATAGATGCCGCTCCACTCCACGAACGGCTTGCGGACCGCCTCATGAAACAAGCTGGCCGCCTTGGCGTTGTGGTCCAACTGGGCGCGGCTGGTGATCCCGCAGATGTCGCGGACGTACTGCGCCGCATGCTGGCTCGCCGACACGCCATCAGGGGCGGCGCCGATGCGGGACACAACCCACCGCTGGAACTTCGCGCCGTTGCACATCATTGCAGCCGCGCGCGACAGCGCCGCCCCCTTGCGCTCCGTGGACGGCACACGAGGCCGCACGGGTACACCGGATGTTCCGCGCTGCATCATTGCTCGGCCATCCCGCTAAGGCGGCGCGCGACGCCTGCGACCGCTTCCATCAGGGCGCGGCCCGCAGCATTCACGCGCTGCATTTCCTGCTGGTCAACGCCGCCATCAGCCAGGGCGTCGTACACCTCATGACCGAACTTGCCATGCGCGATCATCAGCGCCGCGACCTGCTCGAGCACGGACATGTCGCTCTCGCCGCAGGACTCGGGCGCCTTGACCAGCAGATAGCCGTTGCCATGTGCGAAGGCCGCCAGGATGCGCACATCCCCTGTCATTCGCACAATGCGGTCGGCCTCGGCCAGCGTCAGGTGATGCGTGGTGTTGTTGGGATTGACCTTGTTGCGCAGGACGGCCGGCGACATGCCGATAACCGCCCCCAGCGCCTCGCTGCCGCCCTTGTAGTCATGCACCGTCAAATCGGCCGCAGTGGTGATGTTCATATGTGAATTTCCTGAACGTATCTATTGCTGAGCAGCGGCCCTACGATGCGCTGCATGGAAAACGACACTCAGACGTCAAGCGGTCCGATCTGGACCTTGTCAGTAGGATTGGGGGCGGCGGCTACTTCAGGCGCTTGGTCCGCGTCAGCACTACACATGCGACACCTCCTTGAGTTCAGGCCAAATTCGGTCCCAGCAATCCGGCATGAGGTCCTTGCGCCGAACGGCACCCGACGTTTCCCGCTCAATCGCCACGCAGCGCTCTGCTGATATAGGCGAGAAGCCGGATGCCATCTGGGATAAGTAAGAGGGCGAGACGCCAATCGCCTTGGCCAAACTCGCCGCCGTGCCGCGCGGGCTACTGTTTATGTAGGTCTTCAGGTCCATGCGGCGAGTTTAGTGAGGACTAAACCGTAAGGTCAAGTGTTTACTAATTTAGTGTCCTATAAACTTTCGCCATGACCATCCAAGAAATTCGACGGGCGAACCTCCGTGCCTGGGTCCAACAGAATGGGACTCCGAGCAAGGAGAAGAGCTATTTCTCGCAAGTCCTCTCCGGCACGGCCCCGATTGGGGAACGCGCCGCACGCAGGCTCGAGCGGGATTACCGAATGGGCGAAGGATTCTTAGATGCTGCGTCGGGCGACGCACCCCAGACACCGGAGGCAGTACCGCCCTCCCCGTGGCCTTTTCTGACTATCAAAGAAGAGGATGTGCGGGCCTTGCCGGCGAGCCAGCTGAGCGCGCTGGAAGGTGCTATCTCGCTCGCAATCGCCCAGATGAAACTGGGGATCACAGTGGCCCCGCCTCCCGCCTCCACCGGCCGAACTCCCGTGCGAAGCGGTTTGGTCGACATGGACGCAGCTGACGATGCCTTCCCTATGCGCATCGGCGGGCTGCCGCCTGCGCCGTGGGAAGGTGGGAAAACCACGCTTCAGACCGAGCAAGAGAACAAGATCCGAATCAGCACCCGGACGGGGGTCATCGCAAACGTTGCACCTGGCGATCCTCCCGCGGCTAACGATAAGTTCGAGAAGGTCGCGGAAATGGCCGACGTGCGTCTGGCGGCTGGTGAGGGAATCGAGAACCTAGTCGAGGAAGAAACCGGGACCGTCCAGTTCCGGCGGTCCTTTTTGCGGTCAGTGGGCGCAAGCGCTGGGAAGGCCCGCGTCGTGTATGCAAAGGGAGACAGCATGGAGCCGATCATTCGTGACGGTGCCGCCCTACTAGTCGTGCCCAACGAAAACCTCACCTTGCAGGACGTAGCGGCGGGAGGCGTGTACGCCATCAACTACGACGGCAAGATGATCGTGAAGACGGTGACGAAGGACAGATTAACTAAGCGATGGGTGGCACGCTCGTTCAACCCTGCATATCCGGACATCCCTCTGGAGAACGGCGCGCTCGTCCGGGTGCTCGGCCAGATTGTTTGGGCCGGAACCCGAATCGGGGACGGCGAATCGGGGCAATGGACCCGCTCATAGCAAACAGCAGCGCAACAGCACAGCCACCTTCGGGTGGCTTTTTTTTTGCCCCGCTTTTGGGCGAGTTTAGTTTTTACTTGACGATAAGTTTAGTGTTTACTAATATCCGTCTTAACGCAGCTGTTGTTGCGCCAAAGACCCCACGGACCCGCAGCCAGCAATCAGGGCATCGCCTTAAGCGGGAGACGTCACCGCCACAAAGTCGGAATGGGGAAGGCGAGAACCGCTCTTTAACAATCGAGGCCGCCCGCCCCCGCGAGGGAGGACGGGCGAAACAGGGCAACCGGCGCTTGGCCGACCCCTGAGGGCGTCTGAATGAATAGGCGCCACGCCACTGCCCGCGCATGGGAGGCGACGATATCCCATGCACTCTGTATTTCAACTCTTGTTTCGTGTCCGTAAGCACGACGCATAGATCGTGTCCTCGAATTCCCCCGCAACCGCGGCCTTTGCAGTTTCGTCCGCGCGAATAGGTTCCTTATATGCCTCTTCGATAAGCGTGGAGGAGATTGCAGACCAATAGTCGTCAGCCCTGGATGCCGACTCCATAGCCGCCGACATTCGCACGCCTGCCTGACGCGCGGCCATCACGGCATTCGCAATTTCAGACATCGTTTTGCAGTGAGTTAAGTCTTGCGCTGATGGCGCAGCGACCGCGGCGTTCGAACTGAACGACGCAAGCAAAACGGCAAACGCCGCAAGTTTTTTCGTGAACTGGGTCACCTGTACACCTCCGATTGAGGGAACGAGTGTAACCACCGACTCCGCCGAAAAGCGGGTTTCGGCCAGCGCTGCGAGTCAGCGCTTACCGAAGCACTCCCCCATCAGCGCATGCCCGCGCAAAGGAATCCCATGGAACTGAAAGTCAATATCGACCTGGAAGCAGTCGTCGCCCAGGCAATCGCACCCGAAAAGCTCCAGCCCATTCTGGACATGCACATCACCGAAGCGATCACCGGCGCCATCAGAGCCGCAACAGGCTATCGCAGCAAGTTCAGAGAGGCAGTTGAAGCGCAGTTGATCGAGGCGATGCCTCACGGGCTCCGTCTCGATGACGTGGCGAAGTTCCAGCATGTGCTGAACACGGCGCTTCAATCGGCAGTGCACGGGCAAAACTCAGAAGCTGTGCGCGCAGCCCTCGCCGAAGCAGCGGAAGCTGCCCTTCCGGAAGTGCCTCCCGTCGTCAAGATGTCAGAACTGATGACCGCAGCACGCGAAGGCATGCTGTATTCCGATGAGCGGAAGGCTTTTTACGCCCTCTTCGAAAGATCAAATTCCGGCGGCGGCTGGCTGTATCTGGACGAAAACGAAACGCCCGGAAAGGGCTACGGGATTGACGGCGGGAAGTACAGCGCGAAGTACCACATCGCATTTCAAAAGGACGGCAGCGTCTATGCCTTGCGGCTCGGCGACAAACAGATCACACCGGCGAGCCTGCCAGACGTGATCAGCCATTTCGACGCAATGCTCATGTCGATGTACGTCGGCCGCACCCGTCTGGCACTGGACATGGAACCCGCTGACGTGGAATCGGCAGCTGCCGAGCAATACGACGACTGATCATCATCAAAAAAAGCCGGCAGAGCGCCGGCTTGGACAGCATGCTTAGCGCCAGCGCCAATTTTCGTAAAGGTGCAGTCCCAAGAGGCCGGCGATGGTTCCTGCAACGCAACCCCAAAATCGGAACGTCACCAATGACCACAGCTGATCTTTCGTGAACAAAGGTTCAAAGGAACTTAAACGGCTAACAAATTGCGCTGGATCATCTGCGGTCCACCAGTCCCAGAGCGGCCCGCCTAGAAAGAAGGCGAACAACAATGCTACCAAGCCCCAAAAGGCCGCCGGCTTTTCCCAACTTCGGAACAACAGCCTGCTAAAGGCCGTGATCACTGCCAATACGACGAAAGCCAAAACAAACGACGGGATCCCAGCGCGATACATCTCAAAGTTCGAAAACATAGATTCTCCGGAGGTACTCCTAAGCGACGGCACATTTTCGGAAAACTTAAGAGCATCTCAACGCCACTGGCGACCCAAGACAGACAAACGGAACTCCCCATGACTGCAATGATCATCCGCTTCATCGAAGAAATCATCGACGTCCTGAACTTCAGCGAAACTATCAACAAGTAGCTTTCTGCCCGCTTTGACCTCGACGATACGTGACGCCGTTGACCGCGATATCGAAATTGCCGGCCGGCGTTGCAGGAACGCGGATCTCAATGATCGACCGGAGCGGCATTAAACCGAACCGTTTTGAAGCCGGAGGGAGGCTCAGGGTGGAAGTACGCGATCCTGGAAAGCCGACCTAAATGGCCGGCCACGTCCGTATAGGAAAAATGCAAATGAACGGGCGCAAAGTTGTCTGGTTCAAGGTCAACGAGGTCGAATTGCATTTCATCGCCGTGTTGGAAATCCGGGAACCGCCGGTGACTTGCCGCCACCAGCCTCCCCTGCACCTCAAGGTGAACCTCAACCGCACCCTTTCCTTCGTTGCGACACAGGACTACAAACGTGTAGGTGCCTTCTGCATCGCGATAAGTCTTCTTGAGCGATAGAACGAAGCTAGGCTGCCATGAAGCCTTCCACCGATCGCTATCGGCCTCAAAGGCGCGTGTTTGAGCTTCGACCTGCGCGCGGGAAACTTCGACCAGTGCCTGCTGGTGCTCGACTGATTTTCGAAGTTCCTCCGCTTGCTGCGCTAACGCCATCGTGCTTTGACGGAGTTCCTCGCCTTGTTGGAGGTATCCGAGAATCAGCCATAGAACGGCGAGCGGACCGAATATGCCTGCGAGGTAGTCGCCCACTTCATTCGGGGCTAGCTTGAGAATCTCTTGGCGTCCGTTCCAAGAGAGCAGGACGACCACAGCCAGATAGAGAAACGTGACGATTGCTCCGATAAGCGTGCGACGTCGATCCATTTGTTTTCCCGAAGGCGCGAAAACTTAGCATTCTAAGGTTGATCGGCAGTGCCAGCCCTTCGCGGCGACTTTGGAAAGCGGGTCGGCGCAGCAACGTCACTCGCGCTGAAAGTGACTTTCAGGAACAACACCGGCCTACCGGCCTGCTCTTCGAAACCTGCACTCGCGATCCCATTACAAATCGCGAGCAAGAACGACGGGGGAGTCGTAGCCCTTATAGGCCTCCGTAATGGCCCATATCTTGTCCAGGTCTTTCTTGGCTCGATCTCTATGCCAGCTGAATTGATTAGCGCGTTTGATTAAGTCGGCATAACCACCCTGGTGCGCTGTCGGTCCGGCCTCATCTATTGCGGAAAGGATCTCCAAGCCGTGGTGAATCATGTTCTTCAGGTTGGATAGCGGCAACCCCACATAAGCGTTGGGGATCGTATGCAACGGCACGGCTTCCAGTGCGGCTACGGCTACTTGTAATGGCGCAATTCGACGTCTCGCGTATGGCGCAAGGCCTCCTGTGAGCCCATGAAACTTCAGCTCATCAGCTGTGGAATTGAACGTTCCGAACAACTGGTCCACCAAAGTCGCAATGGCGCGCAACTGCTGCACCCTGAGGTCTGCTGCGCCTCGCGCGGCCTCCCGCAGCTGCACTCGTGCTACCCAGCCTGCGCCGGCAATTGCGGCCACAGAACCAAATGCTTGCATCCAAGCGGCCCATTCATCCGACTTATCCGGGTAGTGCAATGCGAACGCAACGCATAGCCCGACAAAGCCAAGCGCAGTCAATGCTTCGCCGCAAGTAACGGCACGGTCGTTCTCCATAGATCGCCTCCGATTCGCTGCGCATCGTATCCCAACCCTCCCTTCAAGTCAGCATGCCCTCATCCATCTCTGCTCTCAGCTGGGGGCTCGCCCTTTGCGCTTTCGCGTGTTTGGTGCCGGCCCCTCTCGGTGATTATTTTGCCCGCCGCCATGCCGCGGCAGATCCCTGGAACCCGACATGAACACCATCAGCGCAAGCGCGCCCCAGGTGCGCCATCGCCACCCCATCACGATCAAGCAGGCGGCCCGCAAGCTCGGCGCCCTGATCGCTCCCCGCGACCACGCAGGCAAGGGCAACTGGAACGACGACGCGGATATCCCGCTGTGGGCATGGCCCGCCAGCCTGGCGCTGGCCGCGTTCTTCCTCTTCGGTCCGACGATGCTGGGCTGGATGCTGCGGGCGGTCGCATGAACGGGATCGACTTCATTCTGAGGGATCGCACCGGCTGGACGCCCCCGGTCCCGCTGCCTCGTCGGCGCCTGCGCTGGGCAGACCCCAAACAGGAAGCCATGCGCCCCGAGGAACTGGCGTTCATCAAGGACGCCAAGGGTCGCCTCACCGCCAAAGACCTGGGCGAGTGCTACGGCGTCTCGCCCCAGACCATCAGCAACATTTGGAGCGGTCGGTGCCCTGCCGTTCCCGTCCCGCGCCCTACCCGCGTTCGGCTTGAACGCAAGTAGTTGACCGATCACGAACAAATCGGAGCTCCGATGACCGAATCCACCGCCCCCGTTTCCTTCCGGCAGAAGATCCTGTCCAGGGAAATCAAACGCGCCCACGCCATGCAGGCCCGCTACGAGGATCTGCACGTCGAACCCGGCTTTAACCTGCGCACCCCTCTCGATCTGCTGGATGGAGAGGAACGCGAGCGCGCCGAGGCCGACGACGAAGCCCTGTTTCAGCACATCATGGCGGGCGGCAAGATTCCGCCGCTCGAAGTCCGCCCCCGGCCGGCGGGTGGCGTGTGGCTGGTGGACGGCCACCGCCGCCATGCGCAGATCGGCCGCGCGATTGCTGCCGGCGCGCCGCTGCAGGATGAGGACGGCGTCGTCTGGATCGACGTCACGGCCTTCGTCGGCAACGACGCCGACCGCACCGCGCGCATCATCAGCAGCGCCCAGGGCCGGCACCTGACCCCGCTGGAAACCGCCTTCGGCTACGCCAAGTTGGCCGGCTTCAAGTGGGACAACGAGCGCATCAGCCGCCTGGAACAGGTATCGCCCCAATGGGTCGCCAAGATGATCGCACTGGCCCACGCCAACAGCGATGTGCATGCCCTGGTGCGGTCCGGGGCGGTGAAGGCGTCCACTGCCATCGAGGCGGTTGCCAAGCATGGCGAGGGTGCTGGCGCATTCCTGCAAGGTGAGTTCGAAAAGGCCAAGGCCTCGGGCAAGTCCCGTGTGACGCCCAGCACCATCCACGGCCGCGCCCTGCCCCGCAAAGTCGTGTCCCCGCTCATCAGCGGCGTGGACACGTTCATGCAGGGATTGGACGCCAACCAGCGCGCGACCCTTCTGGACATCCAAGAAGGCCGCGTAGCGGCCGAAACCATCACCATCCCCGCCGCCGCGCTGCTCGATCTGTTCCAGGCCCACGGCGCCGTTGAAACGGTCCGCGCCAAACAGGCGGAGAAGCAACGTCGCCAAGCCGAGGCCGCGGCGACAGCCAGCCAGGCCGAAATCCCCACAGCAGAGGATGCCCACGCATGAACGCCCCCGACAACCTTGACGGCCTGGACGACGTCGACCTGGCCGCCCTCTCCACCCGCGTCCTCCATGACATCGTCGCCAAGATGACCCCGGAAGACCGCCAGCGCTATCGCGACGCACTCGACGCCGCCGACGCGCCCCTCCGCAGTTTCCTGGGCGCCGCCCTGGGCACACCTGAAACGTCGCCTTCCGCCCCCGGCAAGAAATGCGCGACTTGCCGCGGCGCATTCTCCGGCATGTCCTGGGACACGCTCTGCCCTTCGTGCTGGGAAGAGAACCTCAGGAAGGATTCGGCCGCACGCCGTGCCCGCGTCGGCAGTGATACACGGAAGCCGGATTTCGCCCGTGCTGAGCAGGTCATGCAGGACTACGTTGCAGATTACGAGATGTGTGGCGAGGACGCGCTCGGGCAGGACGCGCGCTACATCCCCAACGAGGGGGAGCGCGTGTTGATCATTGACGCGATCCGCGGCTTGCTGGCCGAGCCGGAGTTCATCGCCGCCCTTTTCGGCTCTCAGCAGGAAAAGGGGGATGCCTGATGGCCTTCATCCGACTGACCGACTATGACGGCTACCCCCTCGTTCTGAATTCGGAATTGATTGCGTCTGTCTCGGCGGCGCGATCCAGCTATGGCGGCAACCAGGCCAACATTCGAACGGCGGACGGAAAGGTGCATACCGTCAGTGACACTCCCGATCAGATCTATGCGGCCATCGAGGCCGCTCAGCAGCCGGAGGGCCAACGGTGATGTTTCGAACACTTGTCATGCTCCTGGCGGCTGTCGCGCTGGCCGGTTGCACCAAAGATCCCGTTGCCGTGTCCACCACCGACAACCAGGACATTCCGGTTGCGGAACTCTTCACCCACAAGGGCATCACCGTCTACCGCTTCACCGATGGCGGCCGCTGGGTCTACTTCACCAGTACCGCTTCCCATGTGACCGCGCAGCACTTAGAGAACTGCGGGAAGGCCTGCACGCGGTCCGTGACCGTCGAAACAATGGGCAGCGCTAGCCCTAGCCGACCCGACGTCGATCACAGCACAGATAGGCGGCCCACACCGTGAAAACCGCCATCGACCTTTTCGCAGGCCTGGGCGGCAATTCCGAGGGCGCTCGCCGCGTCGGCGTGCAGGTGGTTTGGGCTGCCAATCACTGGCGCGCTGCGGTGGACACGCACGCGGCCAACCATCCGGATGCGCAGCACGTCTGCCAAGACCTCCACCAAGCCGACTGGACCCGGGTGCCGGCGCATGACCTGCTGATTGCGTCTCCTGCCTGCACTGGGCACACCCCGGCCCGAGGCAAGGAGCAACCGCACCACGACGCCGCGCGCGCCACTGCATGGGCGGTAGTGTCTGCCGCTGAATGCCACCGTCCGCCCTTCGTGCTGGTGGAAAACGTGCCGGCCTTCGCACAGTGGCAGCTTTACCCGGCGTGGTGCGCGGCGATGCACGCCCTGGGCTACGCCCTGTCGCCCGTCATCTGGGACGCGGCAGATTGCGGCGTGCCGCAACACCGCCAGCGCATTTTGATCGCGGCCACGCGCAGCAAACATCCTATCCAGCTTTCGGCCCCCACCCTGCCTCACCGCCCCATCCGGGAGGTGATCGACTTCGGCGCGGGCAGTTGGTCCGCTATCGAACGCGCCGACCGTTCACCCAAGACCCTGGCGCGCGTCCGGGCAGGCCGTAGCCAGTACGGCGACCGCTTCGTCATGCCGTACTACGGCTCCGGCTCGGGACTTACCGGCCGCTCGCTGGACCGCCCGCTGGGCACCATCACGACCCGCGCACGCTGGGCGCTTGTGGACGGCGATCGCATGCGAATGCTCACGACCGCTGAGAATCGCGCCGGCATGGGCTTCCCAGACGACTACCACCTCCCAAACAACCAGGCCCTGGCGCTGCACATGCTGGGCAACGCCAACCCGCCGCCGCTGGCTGCATATGCCATCGACGCAATCAGGAAAGCAGCATGACCGACCACACCCCCGCCTCCCAGGCAGCAAGCACGAACCAGCTGAGCAATGAATACGTCAATGCCGTGATCCAGCAGCACGGCTACCAAAGCCCGGAAGCCGTGATTGCGCGGCTCAATCAATGGATCGGCCTGCACGGTGGCGAAGACTCCGTGACGCTGCTCATGTACGAAGCCCAAAAGGTGCTGTCCAAGCTGCGCGCGCCCGTAGCCGACGACCTGACCCATCGACTGCGCTGCAAGTATGCGATGGGTCCGATGATCAACGGCGAGCCTGAGTTTGGATGGCGAGATTGCAGCGGTCCAGCACCAGAAGGAATGCGTCTTCCGTCCCTGATCATGCTGGAAGCTGCGGCAGCGATCGAGCGCCTGTCCGCCCAGCTCAGCGAGTGCGCCGAAACCCTCGGGGCCGACAAAATCGACGAGCAGCGCGCGATGCGGGCTTATGCCGACGTCAAAGCACTTTTGGGACAAATGACTCATTTATGACGCATTCGACGCATCAATGTTTCGTTATTGGATCGTCCCACCTAACTGCGGGCTTCACTCTGGAGGCGATATGGACCCGATCTTGTCCGACGCCGCGCTGCAACGGCTGACCGGCTACGCCCAGGCAGCGGCACAGCAACGCGTCTTGAACGAATACGGCATCCCCTACAAGGTGGTGCGCAAACACAACATTGTCTTGGTCGCACACGTGGCCGCTTGGGTAGAGGGCCGCCCCACGCCGCGCCACTCCGCCCCCAATCTGTCCGCTGTCTCATGACCAACAAGTTCCCGAATCTTCGTTCCCATACGCGAAAGCGGAAAAGTGGCCGAGTCGTCACGTACTACTTCTATGATCGCCGTTCGGATGGAGAAGCAGATATCCCGCTCGGCACGGACTACGAGCAAGCGGTGGCGAAGTGGGACGAAATTCGTCAGGGTGGCCCACGTATAGTCGGCACGCTTGAAGAAGCATTTGCGGCCTGGGAATCCGACAAGGAAACCGGGCTGCTTTCCTATCAGAACGCCGAAACCCGCGACGGATACACCAAATGCCTGCGTAAGCTGCGGCCAGTTTTCGCTGGTGCAACGTGGGAATCTATCGAACTTGTCCACCTTACTGGCTATCTGCGGCGCCGCACAGCGAAGACCCGCGGCAACCGGGAAATGGCTTTGCTTCAGATCGTCTGGAACTGGGCCCGCAAGGAGGGCTACACAGCCGCGCATTGGCCCGCAGCAGGCCTGGAAAAGTCACGCTGGAAGAACCCGGAGAAGGCTCGCGAGTTCGAAGTTACCGACGACCTTTTCGAGGCCGTCTACTATGCGGGCGACCAAGTGCTGCAAGATGCCATGGATATCGCCACCGCAACTGGCATGCGGATCAAAGACACGATCCTCGTTCCTTTGCCGGACGGCGACCTGTTGCGGCTGCGGGCTAACAAAACGGGGAAGAAGGCAGATTTCGATGTCTCGCTTTCAACGATCCTGCCCGGCTTGATAAAGCGCCGGCGGTCCATCCGCGCGCATCATCAGATGCTGCTCAGCACGGCGACCGGCCGGCCGGTGACGTACACCATGCTGCGCAACCGCTGGGAGTTCGCGCGCGAGCTAGCCGCCTTAAACATGGAAGCGGCTGGCGAACCTCAGCTTGCCGAAGAAATCCGGTCAATGATCCTCCGCGATATGCGCAAGCGCGCTGGCGATCTATCCGAGAGCGATGAAGCAGCCAGTCAACTGCTTCAGCACAGCAGCGTCAACCTGACCAGGAGACACTATCGAACTAAGGTCGCGCGCCTCAAGCCCGTCCGCTAA